GAGTTTGCTATGCAGATAGGAAAATACAACCTTGGTATCTTAGAGGAGATTAAGAACTTATACATCTATGACTTTGGGATCTTTATTGAGATGTCTCCTGACGAAGAGCAGAAAGCACAGCTTGAAGCTAACATACAGATGGCTCTTTCTCAAAAAGATATAAGCTTAGAAGACGCTATAGATATTAGGCAGATAAGAAATTTAAAGCTCGCTAACCAATTACTTAAAGTTAAGCGTAAGCAGAAGCAAGAGCAGATGCAGCAGATGGAAGCTCAGAAGCAACAGATGCAAGCTCAAGTTAACCAGCAGTCACAACAGATGGCGGCACAGGCTGCTATGCAAAAGCAACAGATGGAGACGCAAGCTAAGATGCAGCTACAACAAGCGGAAGCGGCTATGTCTATAGAGAAGATGAAGAATGAAGCGGCCCTTAAGCAACAGCTGATGGCGGTAGAGTTCCAATATCAGATGCAGCTTAAAGGTGTGGAGCAGTCGCAGATAGACGCGCGAGAGGAATCTCGTGAGGTAGGTAAGTCTGAGCGTATAAGCCAGGCGAATACGGAGCAGTCTAAATTGATACAGCAGCGCAAGAATAATACTGCGCCTATCAACTTTGAATCGAATGAAGATAGCTTAGATGGTTTTGACTTTTCGGAGTTTAACCCACGCTAAAGTTATTAGGAATATATACACTAACTTTGTAAAAATTAAATCAAATGGATAACGAAAAATTTGTTGTTAAAGAAGTTTCGGAAGTAGAACAAAAGTCTAAAGCACAAGTTGAAGAGGAACTACTTCAAAAACATGAGGAACAATTTACCGCTACTGAAAGTGTTGAAGGTGTGGAAAAGGTGGACACCACTGCAGAGGCAGAAGGTGCGCAGCCAGAGCCAGAGACACAGGAAGGAGTTGGATTAAAAGACGAAGACGTTCTTGAGTATATCAAGAGTAGATACGATAAAGAAATAAACTCTGTAGATGAGTTGTTTGCACAGACAGAAGCAAACGAGGAATTGCCAGAGGATGTTTCAGCGTTCTTTAAGTATAAAAAAGAAACCGGTAGAGGATTCGATGACTACGTAAAACTGCAAAAGAATTACGAAGACATGGATGGAGATACCGTAATAGCTAACTACTATTCTCAAACCGAGGAAGGGTTGGATGAAATCGATATTCAAGATATCATAGAAGATAAGTTTGGATACGACGAAGACCTGGATGAGGAGAAGGATATTAAGAAGAAAAAGTTAGCGCATAAAAGAGAACTTGTAAAAGCGAAGAAATTTTTCAAGGAGCAACAAGAACAGTACAAGATCCCTCTTGAGTCAAGTGGGGGTTTCAGTTCGGAGGAGCAAACGGAAGAGTTTAATCGCTATAAGAGTTATGTTGAGGAATCAACTACTCGAGAGGAGCAAATGAAAAAGAGGTACGACTGGTTTGTCGACAAGAGCAATGAGGTGCTCAACGATGATTTTAAAGGTTTTAATTTCAACGTCAACGAGAAGCAGTATACCTTTAAACCAGGCGATGGTAAAGAGTTGTTCAATAAGCAGAAGGATGTAAATAATTTTGTAAAACCTTATTTAGATGCTGACAGCGGGATGATGAAAGACGCAGAGGGATACCACAGAGCTATGTCTATAGCGATGAATCCTGATAAGTTCGCCCAGTTTTTTTATGAGCAAGGTAAAGCGGAAGCTATAGATGATGTATCTAAAAAATCAAAGAACATCGATATGGTTCGCCAAGCCCCTCAATCGTTTAACAAGAATGGTCTTAAGATCAGACAGGTTGGCGATACTTCGAGTGGAAAAGGACTCAGAATTAAAAGTATAAAAAAAGTTTAAAAATTAAAAACAAGAAAAAATGGCTGTAAATGCAACGCCAGGGTTCAACTTAATTCCTTCAGCGGAAAGAGTAGCCCTGTCATCAAACTATATTACTAACTTCGATTTCCTCAATCAGTATCTTCCTGATACTTACGAGAAGGAATTTGAGCGTTACGGTAATAGATCTATCTCTTCATTCCTAAGAATGGTGGGAGCGGAAATGCCTTCTAACTCTGACATGATCAAATGGGCAGAGCAAGGAAGACTACATATTAAATACACACAGTGTACATCTGGCTCAGCGGCTGGAGTGGGAACAACGTTTGCGACATGGACTGTTGGTGATGATCTAACTCCTAATATCCCAGGTGGTACTACTACTGCGGGACAAGGAGGGATTGCAATTAGAGATGGTCAAACGATTATGATCTCTGACAACACTGCTGGTTCTAACTTAACTAACAAAGCGGTGGTTTCAGGCACCAATTATGCTAATGGAACTTTTGTAGCTAACTACTACGAAGCTGGCGGACAAGCGATGGGGGCTGCAACTAACTGCACTATCTTCATCTACGGTTCTGAGTTTGCTAAAGGAACTCCTGGAATGGTTGAATCTTTAGAGTCTGATGACTTTATCTTCGACAACAAGCCAATTATCATTAAGGACAAGTACCAAGTTTCTGGTTCTGATATGGCTCAAATCGGATGGATCGAGATTACTTCTGAAGATGGAGCTAACGGATACCTATGGTACCTAAAGTCAGAGCACGACACAAGACTTCGTTTTGAAGACTACTTGGAGACTGCTATGGTAGAGGCTGTGCCTGCGGATACGGGTTCTGGAGCCGCTACATTATTAGGTGCTCCAGCAGCGGCTAATACAGGTGCGGGATCTGAAGGTGTATTCTACTCAGTGGGTGAAAGAGGAAACGTATACGGCGGGGGTAACCCAGTTGCGTTAGCTGATTTTGATGCTATTATCCAGAGATTGGATAAGCAGGGTTCTATTGAGGAGAATGTTCTTTTCCTAAACCGTCAGTTCTCTTTCGATATGGACGATATGTTGGCTTCTCAAAACTCTTACGGAGCGGGTGGTACTTCATACGGACTCTTCGATAACGACGAGGATATGGCTCTAAACTTAGGTTTCACTGGCTTCCGTAGAGGATATGACTTCTACAAGTCTGACTGGAAATACCTTAACGATGCTACTATGAGAGGTGGTTTAGTAGGTGGCGCTATCAACGGACTATTAGTCCCTGCTGGTTCTACTACTGTATATGACCAAATCTTAGGTAAGAACGCTAAGCGTCCATTCCTACACGTTAGATACAGAGCTTCAGAAACTGAAGATAGAAGATACAAGACTTGGATCACTGGTTCTGCTGGTGGTGCGCAAACATCTTCTTTGGATGCTATGGAGGTTAACTTCTTGAGTGAGAGATGTGTATGTACTTTAGGTGCAAACAACTTCTTCTTATTCCAGAACGCATAACATATAATAATGGAAATGGGGGAGGAAATTTCTCCTCCCCTATTTTTTTAACTTTAATTTAATATTTAATAAAATGAAAAAGAAAACAGTTTTTACGTCTAAGGCGTACAGATTAAAAAAGATTTCAGCACCATTAAACTATATGCTGGCTTCACACAACACAAGCAGATCTCCCTTACTTTATTTCGACGAAGACACAGGCGTTAACCGCCCCCTTCGCTATGCAAGGAATCAAAAGTCTCCCTTCGTAGATGAGCAGGATGGAAATGCTATCTTAGAACCTATTGTATTTGAAGATGGGTTGCTGTTTGTAGAAAAAGCCAACCAAGTATTACAACAGTTCCTATACTATCACCCCGGTAGAAACACCGTCTTTGAAGAGGTGAATAATGAGAAGGACGCTTCAGAAGATGTAAGCATATTAGAGATGGAACTCGAAGCACAGATTGTTGCTAAAGATCTTTCTTTTGAAAAATTACTTTCTGTAAGTAGAATCCTTATAGGAGGAAATATAGATAGCTATAGTTCCGCGGAGCTTAAGAGGGATATTCTTTTGTTTGCTAAACACAACCCTCAAGACTTTATGGAGGTAGTAAACGATCCTGATTTAGAATTTGGCGATGAGGTAAGACAGTTCTTCGAAGAGAAACTCTTATCTTTGCGCAATAACAATAAGGATGTGTACTTCAACCTTAAAGGAAATAAAAAGAAAATGCTTACCGTTCCTTTCGGAGAAGACCCTTACCACGTAGTGGGGTCTTACTTAAAGACGGATGATGGCATAGAGATATACCAAGGACTTTCTAAGTTACTAAATAAATAAACAAAACCATGATAGATTTTATCGTAGAATTTTGGGCAGAATTGCTAATCGCAGTAATGGCCCTGGCAAAAGTAGTAGTAAACCTTACTCCTACAGAAAAAGACAACCAGATATTCGGTTGGATAGATAACCTTATAGGATACTTAATTCCAGATCGAAGGAAGAAGTAAACGACTTTAAAGAAGGGCTCCAAATCGGGGCCCTTTTTTATTGTATCTTTGTTTTTTATTCACCCATTTAATTTTTTGTAAAATGGAAAAATTTTTATCTATCCCAGTCACAGGCTCTGGGGACGTTCTTTTGAACGTAAATGAAGTCCTGTCAGTAACAGCTTCAGGAGCGACAGCTCTAACTACTGTTATCACTTACCTTAACGGTAACGTTGCTACGGTAACGGCAGCTGCTCAAGTAGCTTTCAGTATGAGAAAAGCAATCCAAGACGCTATGGTCGCGGCTTTGCAAACTTCTTGGACTCGCGTTACGTATGATGTAGTGCCTCCACAGGCTGTATCTGGAATTGCAATAACATAAGGCTATGGGAAAGTTTATAAACATCCCCTTGCCATTAAGTAATACAACGGCAACAATGCCTGCTGTGGCTGACTCAGGAACGACATCAGCAGCGACTGCAGGGAAACTAACTGAGGCGGGACAGAATTTTTTAACTACCGTTTCGGTAGGAGACATTGTCTTTTCAACAACATCAGCGGGTAATCTATTTTCTACAGTAACAGCTGTAGATAGCGATACTGTTTTAAGTATTAGCGGAACAGCAACCTCTTTATTGGAGGCTTCTACAGTGGCTTATGAAATATATACAGACGCAGACGCACATACTCTTGTAAATGCTGCAGGAACTTTCCTTACAGATGTTCGTGTAGGAGATCTTGTAGTTAATTCTACAGGGGGTTTTTCTGGCACAGTAACGAAAGTACTTTCTAACACTTCCGTGTTAGTAGATGCTATTCTGTTTAATAACAATGCTACTGATGTGGGAGTAATTATCTCTCAAAGTGGTTTTGGAGGAAGGTTAGTTAATTTAGAAAATATAGTTATGGTTATCCCTACAGCGGGTGGCGCAGGAACCACTCCGGTGGCTCTGCAGTATAAAACTGGAGCTACATCTTCTGATGTTTTAACGATTACAATTTCTAAAGCTCAGGCGGGATACTCGTGGTCTACAGCTTTCACTGATTTAATGGTTGATACGCTACAGTCTTCATGGACAAATGTAGTGGCGGAAATGCCTATGGTTACTGCTCCTGTAGTAGGGGGCGACCCAGCATTTCTTTATGCGACAAGTATAGCTTTAGCTTAAGATATATTATACATATTAGAAAGGGCTCCAAAAAATGGGGCCTTTTTTTTTGTGCTATCTTTGTAAAAATAATTTTACACTATGCCAGCTTCAATAAATGCGGTGCGAAATACGGTGTTGGCTATAGCTAACAAAAATAACTACGGATATATCTCACCCCAAGATTTCAACCTCTACGCTAAACAGGCGCAGATGGATATGTTTGAGGATTACTTTTATCAGTACAACAACTGGATAAATAGAGAGAACGCAAGATCTTCGGGTACGGGATATGCAGATATAATAAAAGGTTTAGAAGAAGTTATAGACTCCTTCTCTGTGCAAGCTTTCTTAGCTCAGCTAAACCCTGTAGCCGTTCCTAATGTACCTTCTGGTTTATCAGGATCGGCAGTGTACTCATTACCAAGCGATTACTATCTTATAAATAAACTATATAGATATCCCACGCGTAGAGTAAGTGGAACCACTTCCAATTCTATTCTGGGCTCCACCCTTCTTATAGACAGCTCTCAAGATTTCTTTACTACAGGTGTACAGCCAGGAGATATCGTTATAAACACAAGCGCTACAGGCGCTGCTCCATATCCCGCTACAGGGGTTCCTGGATTGCAGGGGTGGGTGCAGAATATTTCTAACACAGCGTCGCCCGCTGGATCGAGTATAGTGTGCTCAGCCGCTCTATTCGTAGATCCCGCTGGTGCAGGAGAAGGATATGCTATATATGACGCTAATAATATTGTAGAGGTAGAGAGGGTAAGCCAAAGGAAGATATTCAATCTTACCAGCAGCAACCTCACTTACCCTACACCACAGTACCCATGCTATGTTTTGGATGGGAATTTAATATCTGTATACCCTACCATATGGGATGGTCTTAACGATCCTTTTACTATAGGAGATGGGATGGGCCCGTGCGATGTTAAGGCGCAGTACATCCGATACCCTCGTAATCCTAATTGGACTTTCGCTTCATTGGTAGGTGGAGAACCTCTATTTGATCAATCTCAGAGTGACTTCCAAGATTTTGAATTACCGTCTTCTGACGAGCCTGCTTTGGTAGCTAAGATATGCCAGTATGTGGGTATAGAGATAAGGGAAGCGGAAGTAGTACAGTTTGGTCAAACTGAAGAACAGGTAGATACTCAAGAAACAAGCTAAAGATTATGGCGTATATAACAGATTACGAATACTACGAAAACAACCAAGTCTCTCCACAAGATGAGAACTGGGGGTCGTATCAATATGTCACATTAGACGATATTGTCAACAACTTTATGTTGATGTATCAGGGAAACAATGAGCTTATAAATAATATCAATAGGTATCAAGTTCTATTCTTTGCTAAGAGAGCTATACAGGAATTAAACTATGACGCTATGAAGGAAATAAAAATCCTTCAGCTACAAGTAAACGATCAGTTGCGTTTTGTTTTACCTCCTGACTATGTCAACTGGGTAAGGATTTCTTTGTACAAGAACGGCGTCCTTATGCCTCTCACGGAAAATATCCAAACCAACTGGAGTGGAGCTTACCTTCAAGATAATGAGTACAGGGTTTTATTCGATGCGTATGGAGACGTTCTTAAACCCAATGACTCTCAGTTAGACTTAGATAGAATTACAGGGCAGAAGAAAAGCATATACTTAAACGCAGGCAGTCCATACAATGGGGCTATGGGTTATCTATATGAGGGTGCTTGGTATTTCGATTATCAGATAGGAGCAAGGTTTGGTTTAAATACTGAGACGGCTAACAGCAACCCTACTTTTAATATTAATAAAAGAGCGGGAGTAATAAACTTTAGCTCAGGCATGGCCGCGGAGTCAGTGGTATTAGAATATATCTCTGACGGGATGGAGAAGGGGAAAGACTCTAAGGTAAGTGTGAATAAATTATTTGAAGATTATATCTATGCAGCCATTAAGTATTCTATTTTAAACAATAGACTGTCGGCGCAGGAGTACATTATTAATAGAGCACGGAAAGACAAATCGTCTTTACTTCGTAATGCTAAACTTAGATTAAGTAACATGCACCCTGGTAGACTCCTTATGAATATGAGGGGACAGGCTAAATGGATAAAGTAATATGCTGATACAAACTAACTTTATTGCTGGTAAGATGAACAAAAGCGTCGACGAACGCTTAGTTCCTGTAGGCGAATATGTAGACGCATTAAATGTACGCTTAGGATCTACTGAAGGCACTGAGATAGGTGCGGTAGAAAACTCTAAGGGTAACACCAACCTTACCCCTAATATTGAGTACAACGGAAATCCTCTATCGGCTAACGCGCGGTGTATAGGCGCTTTTGAAGATGGTATGGCGGAAACTATATATTGGTTTGTTTACGATCCAGGTGACCCTGCAACAGGGCAAGTGGAGGTAGATATGATACTATCATATAACACTAACACCAATACATTATTGTATCATGTTGTCAGTACAGAGGTCCTTAAC